CGTACGTTATCGGTTGCAGCTACATCAAGTAAGAAGCCTTGCGTACCGGCTACTGATTGCAGAAGTATTTCACCGCCTTCACCGCCGCCAGTCGGTGTGGATGTGAAGCCTGCGGCTGTTGCGCGACCAGTAGCCGTAACAGTACTGCCAAATGTTGCCGCGCCCGTATGGCTAGAAGTGCCAGTTACAGATAGTGTACCAGTTACTGCTAAGCTGCTACTCATAGTCACCGCGCCAGTAAACGCTCCGGTAACAGCTCCTAAGGCATTAACATTAGTAAGGTTTTTCCCATTCCAGTTAAAATTAACTGAAGGTCTTCCCTGACCATCTTTAGTCAATGTATTCGACAGTGCCGTTGCTAAGTCATTAATAACCGCATTGTAATAAGTCGAATTTATTGTTGTTCCAGCCACTGCCGGGAAGTTTGGGGCGACCGCTGGGGTGTAGTTGCCTGAGCCATCAAAAGGCATTACTGGCCTCCTTCATATTTTTCGCGAAGCATCTGGGCGATGAGGGTTTTAGTAGCATCGTCAAGCTGAACTGGGGCTATGTCTGGAATAGGGATCATGTTGAGACCTTTTCCAGCTTTGCCCTTTAACATAGCTTTCATGATCTGACTTGTTCCGGGTCCGTAGAAAGCGGTCAGAGCAGTTAAAGCCGTTGCGGGAATTGCTGGGTTTATCCCGCCACTTCCAGTCAGCACTCCGCCAGTTACAGCTGTTTGCCACGGCCCAATATCTGACGAGGGCTTCGGGCCGATGATTTTAGAAGCCGCTGTGGCGTAATCCTGATCTAACCCCCGCCCACGAGCAGCGGCTGTTTTGGAGAATTGTCCGCCTTCTAGTTTAATAGCCTGCAAATAATCTCCGGGGCTAAAAACTCCATCCTCTTTTACAGCAGCAGCTGAAGCCCTTTCAACCCGCTTCAACCCAGCCCAGGCTCTGTCAAGCCCGTCGAGCTTAGCACCGACTTCTGGAGTATTCCGCTTAACCAGGTCCTTTATAGAGCCTCTGAGCTTATCAGCCACTTTCGCCATAGCCTTGTACTCAGAGTCATTACCGGTTCCGCTCACCAGTCGCCAGTCGGAAGCTTTCTCTCGAAGAGCCGACATAGTATCTTTAACCAAGTCACCGTTGTACTGACCTGAGCTGTGGAGGAAATTATTTTGAAGAACTTCCAACTCTTTCCACAGTTCTTTTTTAGTTTTAGTATTAGCAGTAGCTTTTAGGGTTTTAAGCCCCTGTGCAAAAGTATTATCAAAAGTTCCTGTAACCAATGGTCTGATTTTATCATACTCAGCTCCGACAAGCTTATCTGCTTCATCAACAGCTGCTGTTCCAGCTTGTACATCTTTTGGCAACTTCAATCCCGCATGACCAAGCTGCCGATTGACTGTGTTCAGCGCGAAGCTTTCAACAGCTTTTGCCCTCGCCCCATGCGGTCCGGGGACATTACGAAAAGCTTCTTCAATTCGTCCACCACCCATGAGCTGTGGAACAGTAAGATTAACCCCCTCAAGCTTGTCGATAGCTTCACCAGTCTCCTTACTTTGAAAAGGCTTAGCCCCTTTAATCAGCAAGTTACCAACCGCAGCACTTCCACCGCCGATCAGACCTTCTTTCGTAGCAGCTTCTAATCGATCCCCTTCCTCAGCACCCGTAGCCCCACGAGCAGCCCCATAGAGAGTATTAGCTGCTACGTCAGCGCCAAGAGCAGCTCGCGGGACTTTTGCTAGTGCTGGAGCCGCTGCTTCCAGGCCCTTCAGCCCAAGTTTCTCCATACCCAAAACCGGAGAAACACTTCCTACAATATCGCCTGTAGCTGCTGCTATCGGGTTTTGGGCATTAACGGCGTCAAGAGCCTCGCGACCTTCTTTACCCACGAGAAGCTCTGGCAGACCCAAAGCTCCAGCATTAGCGGCATTTCCAATAAATGTACCAGTGGGCGATTGGGCTGCCTCACCAATAAGCTTTCCAATACCTGAACGCTGTTCTTCTACCCCCGGAATTGCGCTAGCGTTGCCAGACTTGTTGTACTCATCGACAAACTTCCGGATATCTTCAATCGTCGGGCCGCTGGTTCCAGGCAGAAATTTCGGATCAAGCTCATTTCGGAAATTGAAATAGTCCTGAACCGTCAAATGTCCCGCTGGGTGCTGGGCCAGAAATTGACTATGAGCAGCTTGCATCTCCGGCGGAATAGCCCGGATCTTGGTGTCGGCTGAAACTTCTTTCGAAGGTTCCATCGGGCTGTCATCAATCCTATAAAGCTCATCAACTTCCTTAAGAGCCTGATCGATCTGCCCGACAGCCACGCCGCTTTTCACCCGTGCAGCTACGATAGCCTCTTTCAACCGTTCTCTTTTATCCGCTAAAAGCTCTGGCGTGTCTGTTACCTGTGGCGAGAAGTTCTCAATGTAATCATTTCGCTGTTGTTCTGTGTAGGCCGCACCAGTGCCTAAAGTTAGCAACACATCCACTGAGTCTCGAAAGCGCCCATTGAGGATCTGCCTCGCAGCATTTACATCGTCAGGAGTGGCAAGAGCTTTTGCTCGCTCTCCAAAAAGTCCGCCAATAGTTTCCATCCAGCCAGGCTTCATAGCCTCAGGATGCTTCTGGAAAACCTCATTGATCTTTTTAGCATTGGACTGCAAACGGGTGGTTAGAAAGGCCGCAGTAGCCTCACTCTCAGTAGGATCAACCCCGCCAGTAATAGCAGCTTCTTTCCGTTCGCGATCAGCTTTCTCCTGCGCCCGACGATCAGCATCTCGTTGAAGCTGAAGAGCTTCCGTTGCCCGCGCGTCCTGATTAGCATCCAGCCCCATTTGCTGTTCGCCGCGCTGCAGCTGCTGAGTTTTCAGTGGAGAAGGTGGCAGCGGAGCCGCAGCCCCTGGAAAAGGCTGCGGTTGCACTTGTGGAGTTTGTTGCTGGGCCTGCTGCTTTGCAATTTCTTGCAACAACCGAGGGTCTTTAATCTCAGGCATTATTTACCCTCCGCATTGTCGTAAGGCACACCGTTGATAATCCAGTAAGGTTTTCCGCCAACCATACCGCTGGGAGGCCGTCCGGCCGAAGGTCCTAATGGCGACGGGGCACCTACTGATCCTTGAAATGTTCCATCTGGATATTCCACCGGGACTCCGTTCGACCCCAGACCCTGCTTCGCCATAGCAGCCGCGATAGCCATGCCATTTAACTTAGGCTTTCCATCAGGCCCAAGAACAATACTATCATCCAGTTTCGGAAGATAAGTCCCCGGCTTCATATTACCTTTCACATGCCAGATACCATCAGGCCCCATAAAGCCTTCCTGATCAGTTTTCAGCTTTGCCGCAACCGCTTCCCGATAAGGCTTAACATCATCCTGCAACAGCGGGTCATTGCCGTATTTTGCAACAACCTCTTGCGGCGTCATAGTCTGAGCATCTGCCAGCAAACTCGAACGCTTTGTGTTATAAGCTTCCAACATCTGCTGAGAAACATCCGCATCCATTTTGTCAGCGTCTTTAATCATAGACTTGCCGGCCCAAGATTGAGCCCATTGACCCAACACTTGTGCCCAATTAACTGGATTGGGAACACCTTCCATTCCACGGGCAAGCATAGCTTCCGCCAACTTCCGCTTTGAAGCCGCTGACTTCTGCAGATTTTCATACCCAGTCGGAAGGGTTACTTTTGGCATAAGTGTCATGACTTAACCCCATTTTCCGATAGCTGCACCACCAAGTGACCCGAGACCGCCCAACAAACCACTATAACTAGCCATCTTAGTTTTATAGGCATCCAGAGCGGCTTGATACTGATCCGCAGTAGCTTGATAAACTGGCGTAGCTCCGATCTGAGCCCCAGCTGTAACATTACCAAAATTTGGCATAGAGACTTGATTACCAGTCCGCAAAGCATTAAGCATATTAAGTGGCTGGTTTTTGAAGTAATCGGCTTCTTGAATAGCTTGCTGCCGAGCCTGGTTCTGGAATTGAGCTCCAGCCAGACCGGTATTAAACTGAGCTTCCTGAGCTTGATTAGCAGCCTGTTGAACTGCCTGATTTTGAGAGAATTGCTGACTTTGGGCAGCATTAGCAGCTTGCATTGCAGCCATGTTTTGGTCAAACTGCTGTCCCTGGGCCGAAAGGTTCTGGTTAAACTCCTGCCCTTGCGCACTGTTACCAAGGTTAGCATTAGCCAGACCTTGGTTAAATGTATTCGTAGCAGCGGTGTTAAACATATTCCCCTGCGCCATTGCTTCGTTAACGCCCTGCTGGCGAAGTCCCATAGCATTATTGAAGAGGTTCTGCTGCTCCTGATCCCCCGCAAGTAACGCAGCAATTCGCTGATCATTCTCACTTCTATTAAAAGCGTCTTGATCCCAATTCCAAGCCTCTGATCCATGGGTTATACCCTGATTAGCTAGCTGGGTATTCATAGCATCACGGCGGCGGTCGAGATAAGGCTGAAGCCGCTGCATCATCGCATCGGTGATTTTATCCCGCTGGGTTGTGAAATCGCTAAGCTGCGGGGCCGCCGAGACGTTGGAAAAGTCATAGCCTGACTGGAACTTCGTCGGATCAACACTAGAAGTCAGCCCAATAGTCCCGGCCTTCATCGCCGGGTTGTTTACCTGCGACTGAATACTCCCAGCATCAGCAATATTTCCACTATACTGCGGCACCGCAAGCCCGGTAGCCAGACTTGGCAATTTTGATTGATCTATGGGATTTTGAGTAGCTTCATCTACATAACCAATACCACGAATGGCAAGGTCATTCAGATTAGTGCTAATTAGATTGTTCTGATCATAAAGCTTCTGCTGCCCTGGGGACAGAGTAGTCGTAGCAGTGACTTGGGGAATATATTGACCTTCAGAAGTGGTATAACCTAACCCAGATCCAGGTTTGGAATAAGTATAAGTCAGCGATCCATCAGGTCCTACCTGATTGGCTTGATTTAGATAATTTGTGGCAATAGCAGCATTGACATTAGCAGTTCCCTGCTCTTTGGCTGCTGCAGCATAATCAGGGGTGGCTGGCGCCTTTGGCTTGCCCACGGTAGGAATCTCCTAGCTTCAACCAGCGACATTGCTCTCTGGTCATAGAATAGATTAGAAGATCCCCTTTAGGGGCAGCATTCTCAAGGGTAGCCTCGAGACGGAAGCCTAAATGCTCGTCGAGCTGGCGGGCTTCCCAATTATCAGACTCTACAAGTCCGAGAATTTTATTTACCTTCAATTGCTCAAATGGGTAGTAAAAACAAAACCAGAGAAATTCCCTAGTCATCCATTTTCCACCAATTCCAGCTAAGTGGCCTAAGACACTTGCACCGTTACAACTTTCATATAAACAAGCTGCTACAGGGCCTATACCATCTTCCCAGAGGCCTATTGTCGAACCGCGTCCTGGAAGCCAGCTGCCTTGAACTTTATCCATAAGCCACGGGCCAAATACTTCATCGTGACCTACTAAAACCCGCTTCATATTATACCAGCTTGTTTATAAGCAAAATCTGTTGATACCCAAACAAACGTAGATGTGCTTGTTGTGATTTGCAATCTAAAAGAGTGCAGATAGCCAAGTTCACCGGGGATAGTTTGCCATTGAGCTGCGGGGATAATATCCCCACCCTCCCAGAGAGAGGCGTCCCATAGCGAACTGTCCCAAATAGCAGCTGAACTTGGGGGATTATAGTTTATAACAGTTCTTCCGCTAAAAGTCTTAAAATCAGCATCTAAAGCCATTTGCAGCTGAGCATTTTTCGCGAAGCCCAAATTAGGTCTACATAGTGTGATATTCTTCTGAACTCGGCTGCCCATAGGAGAATAAGCTTGGATAACAGTCCCAGTTATAGCCGTTCCGGCGTCGCTGGTTCCTGACCAGGCCTTAGAAACTTTTGTCCCACCAGCAAAGTATAAATCACTCCCTAAGGTAGCCCAAGTAGAAGCGTTCCATCCGGTAAACCTGCACCAAGCTTTTGTAACAGTATTCATGACAAACTGGTAAGCTTGTGTATCTACGCTAACAGGAACATTGACTACAAGCAGGTTGGCGGCCTTGTGGGTGATGATTTGCCAGCCAGTATTGTTACTATAATCCTCCGCTGCTGTTAACAGGGCTCCATCGATCTTATAGCTAAGTTGCTGTTGTCGATCAATTAGAACAGATTGAGCCAACTTCGAAAGGGGTATAATTCCGTTCCGGCTTAGATACAAAAGGTCCCCGCCAAAGTCCTGTAAAGGCCTAGTTCCCAAAGGTTTCGGTGCATCGTAAACACCTACCAAAGCCCAGGTTGTAGAGCTCGCAGGATCTGAACCTTGATAAGCAGCAATTTCACCGTTTGAGGTAACGATGATAAAAAGATCATCAGAACCGCTACCACTGTCGATAGTCCAAGATCCGATCGCGGTGACATAACCACCACGCTTGAATAATGCCCCTACTGGAAATTTCGTTGCAGCTCCAGCTATAGACTCTACCGGCAGATACCAAAGATTCATAGAATTATTTTCTACAAACCAAAGCCTTTTTTGATGTGGAGTGACGTAGAAAAGATTAGCTGGTGTAGCAACAGTAATAGCTGGATTATCCCAAGTCGTGCCATCATAGCTTTTAACAGCATCAGCGCCGTTTGCTAGGATTAAGTAGTTTCCGCCAGTAGTCACGAAATTGGTAAAAGACCATAGACCACTTGTACAAGTTGTAACAGAAGCTCCAACTACTCCCGAAGAAGTCACGTCGTAGATAGCTGTTGGTGTCGAAGCGAATAACTTTTCTACAGCGGCTCCATTATAAGCCAGAAGGGTTTTAACATTTGAGCCAAAACCCGTGACCCAGTCCACACAACCCTTACGAAGTTGCACATCCTGCACACCTGGGAAAATGTTATCCATCTGAATAGCATCAGTGGGCGGCATGTTGGATAAATTCCCACGAGCGTTCCAGCCTCCATAAGGAGCCGGGTGGGAATAAGTTACAGCAGTTGCCTCATTAGGAAGTTGTGGTTTAGCCCCAGCTCGGCGATGAAGTGCTCTCGGTCCGCGCATTACTGTAGCCAATTACCAGAGGGGACAAAAACTCCTGGACGGATATCAGGCTGCTGTGGTTTGGCAACATTGATACTTCGTTTAGCTTTATCCCTAGCTATGTAATTATTTAACAGTTCATAATACCGCTGCTGATCTTCCTGATAAGGTAAGCCTTTTGTCTGTTTCCAACGAAAAGCTAGCCCTCGGCGTAGAAGTCTGTCGGGAAAGACAAAAGTATCGTCATCAGCGGTAATAGCAGCTTTCAAAGTAGCAGCAGAGTCCAGCACAGCCCAAGAACTGGCATATTCAAAAGCTAGTGTGCTTAGGGGAGCGGCTGGAACTGGGTTTATAAGCAAATGATCGTTTTTTATTCGGAATTTATAAAAAGGTCCTGGATTGGGAAGGGCTTTAATCTGCTGCCACTCAACCTCATTTAATGGGCCATAGAGAGGCCTTCTCAAGGTACGATCGTAGAAAGTTTCGTTATAAGCCCACTGGTAGCCAATAGGAGCCAGTGTGCTCATAGATCCTTGATCTTCAGCCGCTGTAGCTACAAATACAGCTTCTTGTGTTGTAATATTAAACTTAGACTCGTTAACAACTTCGTCCAGCAACTCAGACAGCAAACCATAAAGCTGCTGAACACCGCTATCTGTACTGCCTATAACAGTAGTCGGAATACTCAAAGCATGTATTCGACAATGATCTTGAATAAGAGACAGTACAGTCATAGCGGGGCTTCCTTAATCTTTAACGGCCTTTTTCAAAGCCTCGTTTTCAGTTTTAAGTTTTTTCAGCTCCGCTTCGCGCTCAGAGTCCCGAGCAAGCAGAGCTTCAACTTTGGTCCGGAGCTCATCCAGTTCCCCAGCTACCTTTCCGCTATCTTTTGAAGCATCGAGATAAGCTTGTGCCTTGGCTTTCAATGCCCGCGCGCCCATACCTATGCGACTGAGGGCTTCTTCAGTTGCCTCGGCTACCTGCTCAATGGTCCGGATATTGAGATCCAAAAGCATCTTGACTTGAGCCGGGGACACCGCAGGCCAGGAAGTCACCGGAATGCCAAACTCAGGAACTTCGCGCGTCTCAACCCAGCTTTTATAAGCATTTTGATAAGCTACTAGCCAAGTCTGAGGAAAACGCTCTTGACGAACAGCTTCCTCCAAATCTTTCAGCCAGTCTTCGGCAACTTTCTCAATTCTATCCTTCGTCCCGGCAGGGGTGATAATAGCATAGTGCACATCCTTGGCCACATAATGCCCTTCGGATATGGACTTGGCGCGGTCTTCGATTGCTCGAATTTCGAAGATTACAAATGGCGGTTTTGCTTCATCAGACATAAATACCTCTTTGGCAGGAGTAAACTCGGAGGATGAGCTGGAGTAAGGGCCCACCCTCCGAGTATCGGACATTTGCTATTAGGTGATAGCACCCTGAGCAAACGGACGATCGATAAACGCTACGTTGTAATAGATCGTAGCGTTGTTATAAGTTGCAGTAACGGTGCCATTGACCGCTGCGGTAGTATTGGCCGACAAAGTGACCTGAGTACCACTGGGATCGATATCCGTTACAGTTGTAGCAGCTGCAATACCAGTGCCGCTGAGATAAGCACCGATAAACCAGCCATCGGCACTAGGGACCTGCAGCCGGTTCGATCCGCTGTTTGCAACGCAGCCTGCTTTGGCAACCGTAGTGGAGGCCGCCGCGAGGATACGGGCATTGAGGATCTGCTTGCCAGCCGAATTAGCACCACCCTGACCAGCTGCTGCGATACCAAACGTGGTATTGGCTGCGACCGAAGCACTGCAATTGACCGGAATGACACCGGAAACCATAACCCAGATGTACTGGCCCACAGTTGCTGAGGTCATTGCGACGCCAAGAGGGCTACCGAGGTTGGCTGTATTACCGACCTCGACGGCTTCCCAGCGAATGCGATTCGACTGTACCGTCGGGAGGAATGTGACCAAACCACCCTGTCGGATAGTACCAGCAGCGTAGCAATAGATCAGTTCCGCACCGCCCCAATAAGGGTCAACGGCCTGGATTATCAGACCAGACTTATGCCGACGAGTAGTGTCGGGAAGCCCGAAGAGAGCAATCTGCTGATTGCCTACGATTGAAAGAGAGCTAAAACCCATGACTTTTTCCTTTTAATTGCCGACTATTATAAATCTATAATAACCGGTTATTTCGACATTAGAGGCTTAGGCCTTCGCCACAGCCTGCAAACGACGGTTGGAGCA